ATATTGGAGTTCTTCTGTCCCGGTTTAGTGCCTCCTCACCGACCGGACTAGACGCCAAGATCACTGATGACTTGGACGAACTGCTACGGGATACCGTCAAGAGTGGGGGTGTGGAGTGGCGACTCGAAGATTTGAATCGGGCTGTTGGCCCCCTCAGAAGGGGCGACTTTGTTTTGATTGGCAAGCGACCAGAGGTAGGCGGTACTTCTTTCGTCTGCTCCGAGCTAACGCACATGGTAGGCCAGCTGCCCCCCAACCTCAACGCCGTGTTCTTCAACAACGAGGAAGCCGGCCGGAAGGTGGGTCTGAGGCTTTACCAGACGGCGCTGGGGGCGACAAGCCATGACCTATCCGTTGGCGGGAAGGCCCTGTACGAGCCCCGCTATAAGGCCGTCCTAGGCGGCCACACCATCGACGTCATACACCGGCCGGGTATGACCACGGCCTTCGTGGAGGGGGTGCTCCGGTCGAACAACTACGGGTTGATAGCGTTCAACACACTGGCCAAGATAGACGGGTTCGGTAAGCTGGAGGGGGCAGACAGGATGCAAGCCGTAGGGGCGTGGGCTCGCAAGATAGCCGACGACTACGGGGTTGTGTTCGCTGTACACCAAGCCGACAACACCGCCGAGGGGGTGGAGTGGATGGACCAGTCACAGTTGTACGGTTCCAAGACCGGGCTGCAAGGCGAGTCCGATGTCCAGTTGATGATTGGCAAGTCGTCCAACCCTGCCAAGGGGGACGTGCGGTACCTATCGGTAGTCCGCAACAAGATGCCCGGCGGTCCACGGACTGACCCGCTACTCAAATACTTGAGGGCGGAGGTGGCGTTCGACTGGCAGACCGGACGATTCACAAGTCTTAGCTTCAAAGGGAAGCCGTAATGTACCCAGTGTATAAGGTAGTTCAGCTGACGCCCATAAGTTGGGCGGTCATGTGTCAGGACGAAATGGTGTGCGCAACGTCCAGCAAGCACTGGGCCGCGCGCATCGCAGATCTCCTCACGAACGAGGACAGGTCGTGAACTTCAACGTCGGTGATCGAGTAATCTACGCCCGAGAGTCCCCATACCACGTTCCAGTTATGGACCCGTGGCTTGGGAAGCTCGGGGTTATTACGGGCGACAGACACGGCGATGACTTTGTGGTGCATTTTAGCGCCGTATGCAGTTTTGTGGTGCGTGGTGTGGACCTAGATCCAGCCGCTACAGCAATATATACAGAAGGAGATATGGCAATTCGACAATCTATCTGGGACCCCGACTACACCAAGTACGCAGTCATCGACTGCGAGACCACGGTTAAGGCGGGTGAGCCTTGGAAATTCAAAGGCACCCCCGCACACCGTGGCAACCTGGCTGTAGCTTGGGGCATCAAGCGAGCTGCTGACTCTGACGTGCAGCTCAGTCACCTACTGATCCCACATGCTGGCCCACTACAGATCAACAAGAACGACATCATCGTTGGGCACAACGTGAAGTTCGATCTTCAGTACCTGATGAAACAGCGTTCGTGGCACCCCGATCTGGTGTGGGATACAGGTGTGGCCCACTACATGATGCTCGGCCAAAAGCCCAAGATGCCTAGTCTGAACGAGGTGGCGGAGTTCTACGGACTAGGCCAGAAGGAAGAAGGCATCAAAGAACTGTGGGACATGGGTGTCCAGACCGAGGACATCGACCCAACCAAGCTACTCGATTACCTGAAGCAAGATGTGTTGCTGACTGAGGCCATATACAAAGCACAGCTAGAACGTCTCAAGGATCTGCCTAAGCTGCGGGATCACATCCTCCGGGTGTCTACAGCTAGTCAGTACCTAGCTATCTGTGAGTATCACGGGCTGCCTACCCGTGAGCACAAGTTGTCTACACAAGCACTCACCACGCACCTTGATGTGGACTTGGCTAAGAGCCAACTGTACCAGTACGCCGAAGATCGGTACAATATCCCCCCACTTTCCAGGGACTTGTGGGACCCAACCACCCCGTCCAATGTGGGCAAGTTGCTGTTCGATCTTCCGATTGAGATCGAGGATTGGGAACCAGCAGGCCGTGTGTTGAAGAGTGGCAAGATCTCGAAGCGCCGGAACAGGATCAGCGTTGTCTATCAGGCACCAGAGGACAAGCACCATACCGACATTGGTCTGCTGCCTATCCCTAAGACCCAGAGTGGTGCTATCCAGACTTCGGATGATCTGCTTGATCTGTTGGCTAAGCACGTACCGGGTGTAGTTGAGCCAGTCAAGGCGTATCGTGCGGCCTCTAAGCTGGCATCTACGTATCTTGATCCGAGCCTTGAGTTCGGTCGTAAGGCCGGCGTATCAACTCTACACCCGTCATTCCACCTCACCACCACCAACACAGGACGTTCGTCCTCGTCTGGCCCCAATGCACAGCAGTTCCCACCAGAGCTAGAGAAGTGCATCGTGGCACAGCACGGTCATTGGCTGGTTAAGGCTGACTTCAAACAGCTCCAGATCTGTGGTGTAGCTATGTTGAGTGGTGATCCGCAGCTACTGGACGACATGAAGAATGATCGAGACATCCACTACGAAACAGGGAAGACGGTGTTCGGATGGAAAGACCCGAGCGAGATGAACAAGGCGGATCGCCGCACTGTGAAGAATACGAATTTCGGTCTTCTGTTCGGTGGAAAGGCAGGTGGTATTTCCAAACAAACTGGGGTCTCAAAGGCGTTAACCCAGAAGTGTATAGACGCGTTCTTCTTGAGGTACCCACAAGTGCAGGTCTGGATTAACAAGAACATTGATCTGGTAGAACAGATCGCCATCCCGGCGGAGGGGGAGTTCATTGATGGTAACCAAGTGCGTGAAGCGTTCCTTCAGACACCAGCTGGGCGAGTACTCAGGTTTGTTGAACGGGTCGTACCTGATTGGGTACGGGCCAAGACAGGTCGAGCCATCGGGTTCTCGCCCAACGAGATCGCCAACTACCCGGTGCAAGCGTACACTGACGGGGACCTAGCCCTGACGTACCTAGCTATCCTAGGGGTGCTAGAAGATCGTAAGTTCACCGCCTGTAACTTCGTACACGATGCCGTTTGGGTATTGACATCCGACGTTGCAGGCACTAAGCTCCAGCTACAAGAAGCGCTGGACGAACTCAATACCAAGATGGGGTTGAGCGTCCCACTCAATCTGGATTTCACTGTTGAAGATTCTAATGGAGACATTGTTGTATGATTAAGACAGGTAAGATTGTTGCACTCCCCTCTGAGCAGAAGGCCGCCAAGGCCACTGGCAAGCCGTTCACCGTGCACGCTGTTGTGCTTGAGGACGGTACCAAGATCGAGGTGGGATTCAAGCAGCCCTATTCGGTGGGCGAATACTTCAACCGTACGGTAGAGACCAAGTACGGTAAGCTCGTTGACTCAGGCCCGGCGGAGCCGGGTGACACGGAGCCGGGTCCATCTCCCTCCCCGGCAGCCCCGAGTCGCCCGGCTCCGCCTAGCGGTCGTACGTTCCCGGTGGACATCGGTTCCCCCGAGATGTCGATCATCAGGCAGAACGCGTTGACAAACGCCCGAGAGGCGGTCTCTAACTTCATGGGCTACCCGAATGTAGCCAACAGCGGGGCCACCAAGGCCGAACGACAACAGACGCTAGACGCCATCGCCGAAGACATCGTGTATCTGGCGTACAAGTTCACGGACTTCAGCTCCGGCCAGCGTGAGGTCAAAGAGGCCCGCACTCAGGCCCGGATGAATCCCCCGAGCGTTTGATGCCACACATCAGCACTCTCCTAGACGATATCCGAGGCGTCCTCAACTCCCCGCAAGGGGAGGAGGGAGCAAAGCGGATCGCCATGGATATCGGGGTTAACGTCGGTCACCGCATGGCACGGGCCCTCAACCGGGTAGACAAGCAGCGTAAGCCCAATGTCCTGTTCCCATCTGAGCTAGGCCACCCTTGTGTGCGCAAGTCGTGGTACGATTTCAACTACGACCCGATCTTGATGAAGCCCATCGAGATCATCGGGCCAGCAACGCGACTCAAGTTCGCGTACGGAGATATCGTTGAGTCACTCCTTATCCCGCTTGCCGTTGCGGCGGGCCACGAAGTTACCCACGTGGATCATGCTATTAGGTGGTCTGTTGATGGGATGCCTGAGTGGTCTGTTTCTGGCCGTATTGATCTTGTGGTGGACGGGTGTGTTGTTGACGTTAAGTCTATGGCTGCTCGTAGCTTTGATCGTTGGGCTGTGGACGGGGCGAAAGCGGACGGCTTCGGGTACTCGGCCCAAGTAGGAGCGTACCAGTACGCACTGGGTGCGCCGGATGAGCCATCACCGGATGGTTATATCCTCGCCATCGACAAGGAAGGTGGCAAGATGGGGCTACACCCCGTCATTGACTACAACGTACAGAACCTTGCTAAGCTCAAGGCACAAGAAGCTGTGATGGTTAGGCCAACCAGCCCCCGTATGCCCCTTGTACCAGATGGTAAGTCGGGTAACATGAAGGTGGGTATGCACTGTAGCTACTGCAAGTATCGAGATGAGTGTTGGTCAGATGCCAACAACGGAGTGGGCCTCCGGCGATTCAACTATTCTTATGGGCCAGTGTGGCTCGCAGAGGTTGCCCGTGAGCCAAAGGTCGAGGAAGCGAAGTGAGCGCAATGCGCCGTATAGGTCAGGCTTTGAAGCGGACATGGCTGAGTTTCTTAGTAAACGTGGGATTAAGTTCGAGTATGAATCCCACAAAGTCAAGTATACCGCGCCGGTTCAATCGGGGGTATGCTTGGACTGCACCTCTAAGCGAGTTGGAAAGGTCCGAAGATACACACCCGACTTTACGGTCGGAACGATTATACTCGAAACAAAGGGAAAGCTTACTTCGAGTGAACGTACCAAGTTCATTGCCATCAAGAAGTCTAACCCGGGTATCGACCTACGGCTCGTCTTCCAGAGGGACAACAAACTCCGACGCGACTCTACTCAACACTACTCTGATTGGGCTAGCGCTAATGGGTTCAAGTACATCATCGGAGTCAAGCTGCCAGCCAAGTGGGTACGAGAGTTGCGGCAGCAGCCCATCAGACAGCAGCACGCTGGACTGAAAGAACCTGAGTGGGAAGGTGAGCCCAAGGCTCGAAGTGGAAAGACTAATGGAGACCCGCCGTCGTGAGTAACGTAATCGTTGCCTCGTTCTACATGAAGAACATATCAGACGAGGTGGTACAGGCACAACGGGCTGTGGTCGAGAAGTTCCTCCCTAAGGGGAGGGGCTACTCGTTCATGCAGATCCCAACTCAGCTATCCCACGGGGCGTCCATAGACGCCCTGTGGGGTGGGCTTACACTCAAGGACGAGGATGTGGTTGTGTTGCTGGACATCGACGCTATACCACTGCGCACCGACGCGCTACCATCCTACGTATGGCGGGCCAGTCAAGGTGAGCTAGTGGGTAACGCACAAACGTCTGAGCACATCAAGAATAGCGGGGTGTTCGCAGCCCCGTCTACCCTAGCTATGTCGTATGGTACGTACAAGAAGATGGACGAGCCATCGGCGGAGCCCGATAACTCTAACGACGTGTGTGAGTGGTACACCAAGTGGGCATCTGTATGTGTCGTGCCGGTGACTTTCATGCTGCCTAATCGGTACTCTGATCCGGTACACAGGTTCGCGGGCGAGGAGTTGCTCCAGCCGTACTGGCAGCTACCCAACGGTGGCCCTAAGTACGGCCTAGGTACCTACTACCGAGACACCCAAGCGGAGATCATCTACCACCAGTTCCAGATCCGGTTACCCGAGAACCATAAGCGGTTCATAAAGAAGTGCGAGGAGGTTCTTAGTGGAACCAAAGATACTACAACTTGACATCGAGACGTACCCTGCCAAGGTGTACGTGTTTGGGTCCCGTAAGCAGTTCATCAGCCCCGAGCAGGTGGTGGACCCAGACGGGGTACTGTGTTGGTCGGCCAAGTGGACTGGCAAACCGGCCATGAAGTTTGGTGCCAAGTGGGACGACCCCAAGTTCTTGGAGAAATTGTGGAAACTGATCAAGGAAGCGGATGCAGTAGTGACGTTCAACGGGGACGGCTTTGATTTGCCAAAGATCAAAGGGGCCCTCGTCCGAGCTGGTCTACCCCCACTGCCACCTGTTACGTCCATTGACCTGTACAAAGGGGTCAAAGGACTCGGGTTTCTATCCGGCAAGCTCGCATATGTCGCGCCTCTTCTGGGCCTTGGGACCAAGCTCAAACACCACGGCTTCGGCTTGTGGAAAGACGTGCTGGACGGGGACGAGAAAGCACGGCGGCTGATGACCCGGTACAATAAGCAAGACGTGAGGCTCCAAGAGGAGCTGTACCACAGGCTCAAGCCGTACCTCACCAAGCATCCCCACCTTGGGGCACGTGGGGCGTGTGCTGCTTGTGGCTCGACGCACCTAACCAAGCAAGGGTACAAGCACACCACGTGCTTTGTGATCGAGCGGCTACAGTGCCAGAGTTGTGGAAAATGGGACGAAGGAAAGAGGACAAAGAAATGAAACTGTACGATTTGATACCCGGGTCGTTTTTCCGGATATCGGACCCGGATCCACGTATCCCTCCGGGGGCCTTAGAGCCTACTAGGGAGGAGGTCTACAAGTTCGTCCACGTAGACGGCATGTATGCCCCGGTATCCGATACGACCGGTGAGGTCTACTATCTGGCTGCATGGACTGAGGTAACACCTCTGGTTAAAACAGAATGAACAGACGAGAAGTAATGGAGAACCTCCGAGAGGAGGACCCGGATGTGGTGGTTGACCTGCTGGATATCACCACGGCAGAGCTGCTTGCCAAGTTCCCGAAGAAGGTATCTGAGTACTTGGATGGTGAATCCAATCTGGACACCGAGGAGGAAGAGTGATCTATGCCGACGTACACGTACTTGTGCGGACTGGGCCACGTGGAAGAACATTTCGCGTCTATGAAGGACGAACCACTTACGAAGTGCTTGAGGAAGGGGTGCCGAGGGAAAGCCCACCGGATAATCCCGACAGCGCCAATCGTAGCGTGGGGCCCCCACCGTATCTCCTATCGTGGGATAGACCGGGACATGCCGACCAAGGTGTTCCAGACGGACAAGAGAAAGAAGAGAGCAAAGTAATTGAAGAAGAAGAAGGATCCGACCCGACTGCACCCCGACAATTGCCCCTCCTGTAACGGGTACGGGGTGACTGCCGAGACTGCACCGACGATCAAGCCCGTCACCGTAGACGGCGTACGTACCTACAAGACTGAGGAGAAGGGTAGTGGCTGCCCCGATTGCTTCGGAACTGGGCGAATCGTTCGCCGATAAGAGCGAGCGTCACATGTTTGTGGCGCTGAGCTCACTGTCCCATAACCCTACGGCCGTCATCGGCTCGCTGGCGTTCGTGGTCACCAACCCCCGGACTGACGATTCGGTCGTCACCCACTACTTCAAGACGCTGGACTGGGAACAGACCGGCCGAGGGTACAACTTCAAGGTACTCCAAGGGATGCTTAACAAGTCCGCTATGGCCCGTAAGGCTGTGTCTGACCTGACGGTACCAGTGCAGGCCCCGGACGCCCTAGCGGCCGTCGTACGGGCTTACAACGAGGGTGAGTGCTCGGCCCTGTGGGGCCACGCCGAGGACATCGCGATCCTCCGGGATGCGCTGGCCCAGTACAAGATCGAGGAGCCGTGGACCGAGGGCGAGATCCGGGATATCGGGTCTGTGTGGGCCACCATCCTTGACTTGGGGATCGCCCCGGAGGTCACCAGAGGGCCTACCGAGCCGGCAGATGTTCCACTAGGGGAGGCTGCGTTCATGGCTCGGGCTGTCGGTACGGTGTACCGTGGGTTCCGGGAGACCAAGGCACCGGTTGACCGCGTAGTACAGGAGGTGGCTGGTGACAACTCGAAAGGCCCGTAAGAAGGGGGCGGTGGAATCCGTGGAATTGGCCCCAGCGGGGCTGAGTATTGGTGAGGGTATGCTTGCGTATATAGAGCCGGGCTCTGGTACGCTACGTATACGAATACCACATCACCAGACCAGCACGGTCCGAGAGGCCGGGTGGCGGTATGACAGGGATGATGCGATCAAGTTCGTGCTAGATATGGTCGCTCTACTGGAGACTCAACGTGAGCTCTACCCAGAAGCCGGCTAGTTCAACGCAGGTGGGCGGTGACCACTACCGCCTGATGAAGATCCAACCGTCGCACTTCATCCGAGCCAACAATCTCGGGTGGTACGAGGGCAACATCGTTAAGTACATATGCAGACACGCTTCAAAAGGAAAGAAGCTGGATGTCGAGAAAGTTATTCACTACGCGCAGTTACTGCTGGAGGAGTACGATGATACCGCCCAAGCCGATGCTAGCTTGCCCAGTAGATCTGGCTAAGGTTGTGTACCCAGTGTTAGTCCAACCTAAATTGGATGGTATCTCTTCTTCCCTT